GCGCCAGCGCCACCACCACCACCACCTGCATATTGAATTTGTGAACCTGTAATTGAAGATACTATTCCTGTGCCACCAGCACCACCGCCAGTAGCTGTGCCAACAACCCCTACTGAGCCAGCGCCCCCGCCGCCTCCACATCCATAATTTGCGGCAGTTGTTCCCAAGCCGCCATTATTGCCTTGACCCGCAGTTCCTGTTCCAGCACTGTAGTTGTAATTTGCACCGCCCCCAGAACCACCATTCCCGCCATTTAATTGACCGCTACCTGAACCGCCACCTGTACCGCCACCACCCCCGCCTGTTGCAGTAATAGTTGTGCCGCCTACAATGGTTGAATCTGAACCGGGGTTTGCTTGTACGCCGTAACTTGCCGACCCTGTACCACCAGCACCAACCGTCACAGTGATAGCTGAACCCATAGTTACAGCATATCCAGTAGCAGATAACAAGACACCCGCACCGCCACCGCCACCATAACCACCACCGCCACCACCCCCGCCAGCCACGACAAGGTACTCCACCGCTGTTACAGGTGAATTGATGCCGTCACGCCCGACCGAAAGAATGCCGCCAACTCTATCAAGAGACATAGTAGCCTCCCTTTACGCTATGAGTTCGTAGCTAATGCTGTAAGTGATGCCGCTGGCTGTGCCGGATGTAACAGTGATTGATGTGCCTTCCATCAGATACAAAGCTGATGTCTTGTCCACAACAATCAAAGATGCACCGACAGGCACAGAAACTGTAGAAGCAATTGGGTATGCCGTACCGCTACTAGGGGCCGAGCCTTGAGCTACTGCGCCGTTGGTGTAGATGCTTACAGTTGTGTTCACTGCCGCAGAACCGCTTACATTTGCCGCCACGATCTGGTTAATCTTCATCACTGTACCGCTAGAAGCGGCGTTAGGAAGAAGCACTACGGCTGTAGTTGCAGATGGTGTTAGATAGGTTGTTACACCGTAAATCGTGGTTGAACTGCCAGCAATATTTGGATTTGCCATGATGTTTCCTTAAAAGCCAAAGACGAGAGCCATTGCCACTGCTTGACCGCGAGTAGCGCCTGTTGCGGGAGCAGCTTGCCAACTTGGTAACACTCCTGCGCCATTACTTGTTAACAGATAGCCTGTTGTGCCGGGGCCAATTGAGGCTTGAAAGTTACCTGTACTGGTTGTGCCTGAAAACACCACGCTGTAAGCGGTTGTAGTGGTTAGACCTGTACCGCCTTGGTCTACACCAAGAGTTCCAGTAGACACCAAGTTTTTACTTGCGTCTGTAAAGACAGGCTTGCTGGCTGTAAGACCAGAGTCAAGGATGTTTCCAACAGTCAGTTTAGTGCCATCAAACGTCATGTTTGCAGAAGCACCAAAAGCACCAGAGCTATTAAATTGAACCTGCGTGTTAGAGCCAGCAGCAGAACCACCGCCCACATTAACAAAGTTAGTGCCGTCCCAAGCCACGATAGCCCGTGTACCAGCCGCTACAGTTACGCCTGTTCCGGTTACACCTTGGACGGTAATTGACTGGGTACTGCTTTTGTTAATAACCACGTAGGTTTTAGACTGGGCAGGGACTGTAATTGTGCGAGTGACCGTGCCAGCAGCCGTCCACAGAATCACTGCATACTGGGAGCTATTAGCTGTTAACCCTGTACTAGCGTATGTGCCTGTGGTCAGAGTTAGCGTAATGTCTGCATCAGCAGAAATAGTCTGCGTACCAGCTACCGCAACGTCAACGATCTGAGAGATGGCGTTGTTGATTGTGTCGCCCCACTGACCAGACAGTGTGCCTGTAGCCGGGAGGGTTAGTCCGATTAGCGATGTATTTGCCATCTATTGCTCCTACTGAGTAGAAATTTGTGTCCAACCGGGCGATTCCGTTGTATCAACAGCACCCCAGCCCGGTGTTTGCGGATTGCTGATATTTTGCCAGTTTGCGCTCTCTGTGTCATCTATTACTTCCCACAAATTACGCCCGCTGTTTGTGTCTGTAATAACCATCGTATCCGAGGTACTTACATTGTACGCAGTAGCCGCCTGTGGATTATCCGCGATAGCCGCAAGCTCTGCAATAAATTCTGTGTAATACGTTCCAACCGTTGTAGCGTCAGACGTAGCGATTGTCTCAATGATCTCAGCCAGCCATGTAAACAACTGCTGTTCTGAGATAGCCATTGACTCGGTAATGTTACCCAAGAACGTGGCAACAGCCTCTTCAACTGTTGAGATTGGGTTAGTCTCAGTAATAGAGACTGGGAAATTAGCCGTGGCAGACTCAGTTGTGCTTGTGGCTACAGAGTCAGATACCGTGGTTGTGTAAGCAGTAGTTGCCGTGTTTGAATCCGTCAGCGCCGCTGTTTCAGTAATATTTTTAGCAAACGTAGCCGCCACAGACTCAGTTGTAGAGGTAGCCGCAGTCTCAGTAATTGATTTGGCAAATGTTGCCGCCACCGCCTCAGTCGTTGAAGTAGCCGATGTTTCCGTAATTGATACTGGGAAGTTGGCTGTAGCCGACTCTGTGGTCGAGGTAACTGATGTTTCTGTTACCGCCCCTGCAAATGTCGCCGTAGCAGACTCGGTAGACGTAATTGCCGCCGTTTCTGTAACTGATCCCGCAAATGCAGTGATTGCAGTTTGGCTATCAGATATAGCCGCTGTCTCAGTTATGGACGCATTAGCCGTGAACTGAACGGTCTGGGTTTCTTCAAACGGTGTTGTACCGCCCCAAAGACCAGACCCCCAAGTGTCTTGACCCCATGCCGTGGCTGTGGTGAGGGACTCGGTGACGCTGACTTCGTAGGTGGTTTCGCCACCCCAGCCAAGATCGCCCCAAGCATTATTGCCCCACCCATTAGCCATATCAGGTCAATGTAGCAGTGTAAGTAACAGCAATTGTGTCGCCAGAAACAACAGCTTTAGAACTAGAAAAGTCTCCAGCGGAGAACAATGTTCCAGTTGTTGAGTCTTTAGTTGCGCTACCACCAATGTTGATAAAACAACCTGCAACAGTGCCAGTGCTCGTGATAGAAAACGACACCGCAGAAGATGTTGTCTTGCTACCAGCAGAAGCCGCACTGAATGATGGCGTAGGACGGTTACCTGAGTACGTAGGAGCATTGGCTAGGCCAACCTCTAACCATGTGGCGTGTGAGGCTTGCGTATCAGCTACAACCGCTGTTCCTGTACCTTTAAGACCCATCACAACTGCGCCGCCAGCGGTGTTACCCAGCGTGGTGTCTAGCGTAAAGTTCTTACCCACTGTAGTGACAAGGTTCTCAATATCATCAGACCATTTAACAAAACCATCTACGCTATAGCAAACGGCAGTGTAGTGACCTTGAATAGACATTGTGTCTTCAGGCATTGTGTTGTATTTGGTTGTGGCTTGCACCATGTCGGTGGCAGTCATTTTGTCGATAGTCATGGAAGCTCCTTAAGAAAGTCTAATAAGCGCGGATGTACTAGTATCCGTAGGCATTGTTACAGTGAAAGTATTGACAGAAGTTTTGTCATTACCAAAGTCAAGAACGCAAATAGCTGGTGCAGCACCGCCAACTTTATAAATTAATGCTCCACGGGCAGTAATTGAACCTGTCCAAGCAGGTGATGAAAACGTTACGTAGGCAATGCTACCAGTTACGGTTGTTGCATAATTTAGTGTAGCAGTAACAGCCTGCCCAGTAGCCACGTAGTTACCACCTGAAGCTTCACCTACCGAGGTATACGTTGTTGTAGTCTCATCCAACGTAGCTGAATTGGTATACAAAGCTAGCTTAAAAGAATCTGTTGCAAAGTTAATCGTGCCTGTGGTCATGGCCACACGGAGAGTATTGCAAGAGTAGTTACCAGTAAAAGCCATTAGGTTACCTTCTGACGGTACTGGCCAGAACGATAAGCATCCTGACGCTCCATGCCATCTCCCAAACGTTTTGCAAGGCCGAGAGCTTCTTGGTATTTGGTGTTGTACAACGCCATCATGTCAGCCTCACCCTTCATGTAGGTGTAAGCCTCGACCAATGAACCATAGAGCAATACAGAATCAAAGTTGTCACCAAGCCAGGTTGTACCCGCAGTCACAATAGACTCTGGATAGAAATAGTAGTGCAACTCAACGTTGTAGTTGGCATCTGGTGTTGGGCCAAGAATAAAAGACAATTCAGCCGCGTTAGTAGACTGAGGGCCAAACAATGCGTAGTACTTTGGAATTTCTGTATCAGTTGGTAATGGATACGCTTGACGGATGTAGTTAACGTCTTTGTTCAACAAGTATTCGTATGTACCATCAGTATCAATAACTGCCATGGAATAGACAGCTAAAAAATCATTAGGACAGGCTAAATATTTATTGTTAGCCGACATTACACCCGTCACATTCTTACGAATGGAAGGAAATTGAACGGTGTTGTAAATACGTTGCTCAGCTTGCTGAACAAACACAGGGATCTCCGCCACGAAGTTTGACTCCGTGTTCTCCGTGTATGCCTGAATATTGGCGCTAAGCTGCGTATAGTTCATTTAAACCTCAACCCATTGGGCCGCGTGCCATTACACCTTTAGTCGCCGCGCCTGTGCCGCGAATCTTGATGCCAGAAGTCTTTGGTGCTTTGTATGGATCACGGCTGATATTGCCAACGGACATATTTACATCGTTGGCAGTAAAGCGGTTACCGCCGTCATAGCCATTATTTTTAATATCCACGCCGGCTTTACCAGTCATGGTATGGGGTGGTGCATAGACTTTAGCATCGCCAACTTCTTTGCCCATCACTTTTTTGCTGAATTTAGCCATATTAACCTCGCTTTTGATTAGCAATTTTAGCCAGACCACGACCCATTTTCTTCATGTCGGCGTTTGTTTTGCCAACAGTATGTTTCTTGGGGCCATTCTCAATCCCCACAGTGGGTCCACTGTCACCGTAATTCTTACCGACTGTCTTGCCCTGTTTAGCAACGCCGTCTGCTGATCTTGTATACGCCATATTAAGCTCCTATGTAACTGTTACCGTAACTGTACCAAGTTCTATGGTTAAAACCAAATTATTTGGTGTTAATACTGCATCAAAAATTTGGGATCCACCAACTGGATTTCATCCCCACTGGAAAACCCGACTACCTGCTTCGGGATAACCAAACTGATCTATACCTGTACCATTCGTATCATTGGTTTGAAGTCCACTTTGACCAGATACCAAATAGCTAACATCAGGCCTTGGCTCGCGCACAGCTTGTGGATCATTAACTGGGTACATACCCAATTGCAACTGCGGCTGATCAGGATCCCAACATTCGTGACAAACTTTAATTTTAAAAGGCTTAGTCTTAACTGTTTGCGTGCGTAATTCTTTGAGCATGTACCGCTGAGAACAACGATCACATTCTGCAATTGCATATTTACCGGACGCAAACCGATTAGGCATAGAACAAATTCCTTGGCACAAATCTCAAGGGTGCCGTCTCGCGGTCTTCCGACTGTGCTATGTCCCATTGCTGCTCATAATCGGCCTTTAGAGCCATTATTCTTTGCGGGTCTACGTCAGGTAGCTTCATGCTCAATTGAACGGCTAGACCGGCCACCATGCAGGGAATAAAGCGGAAAGGAATATCTTGAACAGATGTACCCGTACCCGCATCTTGAATACGGCGCATGCGGTAATACACAAGGGTGTACTGATCGCCAGGGGAATTAGGCGTTGGCCAAATATTAATGGCAGGTATGTTCTGAATTGTCAGCGCTGCACCTGCTGTATGGCTTGCGGCAGTTGTATTGTTCTGTCCACGAGCACAATTAACTAGCTGGTTGCCAACAATATTGGGATAGCTAATTGTTTCGTTATCAATTTTGATAAAGCCAGCCGTAGATAAATTAGCAACTGAGGACACCGTAATAGATGTAGCCGTACTGTTAATTGTGCTACTTAGAGTTACTGTAGACAAATTCTCTTGGCCGGATTGGCGGTTAAACCACATCTGAATAGGGCGACCTTGAGCCAGCTTGTTAGGCAAGCTCATGTAGGTAGACTCAGAGATGCCGCTGATATTGATATCAATCTGGTTTGATGTACTGTTATTTTGGCGAATAACAGTATCCAGCAGGTTAATCGTATCAGCAGGCATAGGGTATATGGCCTGCCCTGTAACCAGCGGAATCTGTCCTTGTTCAACAGTCCAGAAATTAATTCCGCGATTTGCCCACTCAATCGTCAAAAGATTTAACGAACGGCGGGCTGTACGAAAGTTATAGCCAGTACGAAGTTCTTGACCGCAACGCTCGAATGCCTCTTCAATGAGGTCATTCATGTCCAAATTAAAGGCAGTGGTTCCGGTAGTCTTAGCCATTATTTTTTCGCAGTCTTAGCAGAGTTTACGAACGCTTGAGCAGTTGGCGCACCTTTGCTACCAGGTCTACGCATTTTCTCTTTAGAACCTGCGGCAATTCTTTTACGTTTTGCATTGATATTGGCATATAGTCCAACCTTTCCGCCATCGGCGTATTGAGTAAAATCCGTGTCATCTCGGCGAGGTTTTCTAGTCCCGCTGGGCATCTTAGAGGGGGAGATATCCCCCATTCCACGGCTTGCTCTCATAGTTAAGCTCTTGTCTTTCCACGAATGGCAATACCATCCGCACGCTTAGAAGCAGAAGAAACCTTACCGCCAGACTTCATGCCGGTACTGCCCATGAATTTATTTTCATCTGACTTCTTTTTGATGCCGGTAAGAATGCGGTCTTGACCACGATCTGAAGCACCAGTTATGCGGCTTTTTAACTTGCCAAGCATAGAATCAAAATCAACTCCAGATTCGCGGTTGGTACGGTTCATACGATCATATGGAGTTTCGTACCTTGGGGCCGGCTTCTTATAACGGCTTTCTAAGCGAGCAGATTCATCACCCGTATCTGTAGTAGATTCTTTAGCTAAAGTGCGCGAAGGCATTTTTTCCTCACTGGCAGAACTACCACGGCGAGTCAAACCTTGCTGTTTGTTCATGTAATCACGCAAGCTCAAACCCGAATCTTCCAATTCTTTCTTGGAAACGCTACGAGCTTTAGCTGGAGCAGACTTAGGTGTAAATCTTGACACCGGATCTGATTCCATATTGTCTTCAACAAACTTACGGGCGCGCGCACGTGTTTCATCGTCAATATTGGGGTTCTCACCCTCAACAATGTCACCTTCTGCGTAGCGTTTCATCTTACGTGTTGCCATGATATGTCCTTAGCACTTTCCGCCACCGTACATGGTGATCATTGCGCCTTTAGTTTTGCCTTTGGTACAGCAACCATCAGCACGTTTAGATGCAGAGCTCACTGAGCCACCTTTTTTATATCCCATGTCGCTAATTTTCTTGCGCGCATTAGCATCAACAACATTTTGTTTTGCTTCTTCAATTGCGTCAAAGTTATAAGGCTTTGGGATACCGCGAGACTCACGCTTCATTTCAGCGCTAGCCTCACGTTCGGCTTTTCTAGATGGCATCATGTCCATCATTTCATTTAATTTTTCACGGAGTGCCATGGTAATTCCTTAGCAGGTTTTGCCGCCACGTTTCATTGCAATCATTGTGCCCTTGGTTTTACCCTTGGTAGCAACGCCATTAATGCTAGGAGCAGCGGTTTTAACAGCACCCATTTTTGAAGCAGCAATACCACCACTCTTCATTCCATTATGTGCTTTAGAAGCAGGTGCCGCAGCATGGGCCTTCAAAGAAGTAGCAATGCCACCCTTTTTCATGCCGTACTCAGCTTTTTCATGTTTAACCATGGATGCAGGCGCACCCTTTTTCTTCATGAAAGAAATTTCTTTTTTTGCCATTGCTTTAGATTCAGCCATATCGCCACCTTCTTTAAAGAGCGCCATTTTCCCGTGCTGGGTTTTTGGCTTGTTTACCTTTTGAACATCTGGACGTGTCATGCCGCCAGTACCAAACTTCTTGCCTTTGTCAGCTTTGATGAACTCTTCACCAACGCTAGACTTAATACCAACTTTCTTAGCAAATGCAGGATTATTTGCAATTGCTGCCATAAAGTTGTGTTGTTTCTTGCTAACTGAGGGCACTTCTATGCTCCTTCATAAAGTCATCTATCTTGCTCTCAAGTCTATCTAACCTGGCCAGCACTCGATTAATGTCATTATGTACATCTGATTTGGTTACAAACTTCTCAGCATTTTCTTCACGAGTTTTGCTCAAAAGAATACTCAAGCGCTTCACTTCATCGTGAGACGCCTTTACCCAAAACATCAACAGAGCTGATGCAAAAGAGAGTATTACATTCCAAACCATTAGTTCCATGTTAGCAATTCCAAGCTCTTAAAGATTTATTGATCCGTGAGTTTGGATCGTTGGCCGTCTTTTCGCTGGTCAGCTTCTTTTTCATTCCGCTCATCCTCGCACAGAAAGAGTCTCGCCGGGAGCCTCCTTCTGGCTGGGGACGTTTCAAGTTCATACCTTGCGCTTTGGCAGAGGCTCGCCCTTTGGCGTTCAAGCCGCCCTCTGGGTTCTTGCCTTCTTTCCTCTGCCATGCTGGACTCTTAGCCATAAAAAGCTACCGCAGTTACGCTTGCGCCAAGGGTAACAATTAAACTTGTTGCACACACTACACCTTCGCCGGGAAGCCAAATACTAGATGTACTGGCGGCGGCTACGGTAAAAGTAAATAATGTGGTTGTACCATCTTTAATGGCAATAGTTGTAGCGGCGGATGCGCTATACCATAAACCTTTAAATCTAGTGCGACCGTTATAGGCCGTAGTCGCAGTACTTGCTGGGCAATCTGCGCCTTTAACGTCTGTTTGCATCATAATCAATCTCCTTTAAAAACGGGGCCGAAGCCCCTTGGGTTGATTAAGCTGTACGAGTAAACACGTAAGCTGTTGCGCTAGAGAACATAATGGTAAAGCGACCAATGCCAGTTGCACCAGAAGCAATTGTCAGATCACCAAAACTACCAGCAGTGTCTGCGGCAGCAGTAGACAAGATACCGTTTGTAGCTACAGCAATAGTTACAGTTGATGCGCCAGCGGTGTTGTCAATGTACAAATCCAACACGGTACCAGCAGTAGCACCTAAAGCTGCACCAAGCAAAGTGCCGGTTGGCAAAGTAATGGTAGTCGCTGCGGCTGAAGTAGAGGTGATATAGCCTGTAGCAACTTGTGCTGCAGTGGCCGTTGCTGTGGCGTTAATTGCAGCAGTTGAAGAATGGTTTTCATTTCGATAAACCAAATTTGTAGTAGTCAAATTGGTTACGCTACTAGTAACGCCAAGAGTTGCCGTGGTAGTGACTGCGCCAGTATTTGCGTCAATTGAAACACTTTGGAAGCCATTCTGCGACCGCACTGGGCCATTGAATGTGGTATTTGCCATGATATTTCCTTACATACAAGTTAGGCACATTGATCTGTATGTCGTCAGCCGGGACTGTTCAATGCACCGGATAAGCCCGGGTTAAAAGCAATATACAACAAAAGAAAAGGGGGCACAAGCCCCCTTATTCAAATATTTCCTAAGAAATATTATGCGCCGGCAGAGCCGTACATGCCAAGTGGATCGCTCCAGCCGAAGCTGTAACGCTCACGAGACTTGTAACGAACGTTACCTGTGTCAAAGTCACCGTCCATAGACTGAGCCAAAGGCGAACGCACAAAGTGCTTCATGCCGTTAGGTACGTCTGTAGTCAGGAACCAAGCATTGGTATCAGTCAAGAAGTGGTTAATGGTAAATCCACCAGGGATAGAACCATTGTTCTTCAATGCATTAATATCGTTGTCAGCAGTAGACACACGCAATTCAGTCTCAAGCAAGCGAGTTGCTGTGAACTGTAATGCAGGTGGAACAACCAGCTTGTTAGGCTTAGCAGCAATCAACAAGCCACGCTCATCTGTCCACAAGCTAATTTGAATAACAGCGTTTTCCAACGATGTTTCATTCAAATCAGCAGGGGTAGATGGGACGTTGCTGTTAGTGCCGCCAGACACCAAGGGGTGTGCAGAGTTAAACAAAGAAACGCCGTCACCACCAACATAAGCACTAGAGAAACCGTTGTTCAAAACAGCGGCAGCTTTAACTTGCTTAGTGTAGGCCATAGCGCGGGCTAAAGCCTTCGTGTAACGTGCAGACAATGAGTCATACAAGTTATCTTCGATAGCCTCTTCAGTCAAGCTGAAGCCCAAAGCAATGGTTTCGTGGTTGTATCGAGCAGTCCATGCTTCCTGCGCATTGTCATAAGCAATGGCAGAACCCTCGTTTTTAACGGGGGCAGCAGAGAAACCAGATAGTTTTGTCTCTTCTTCAAAAGAACGCTCAGAGGTTTCGGTTTCATAAAT